ATCAACTTACTCTCGAGGTGTACAAGAGCTGTCGGCAGGAACAGAGGGTGCGTTGCTTAGTATGGAGGCACCACAAACAGCCCGTCAGATGTATGACATGATCATGGAGACGAATCAGCCGGATATCTGGAGCACTAATTGGGAGGATGCGCTTGACAATGATGTAAAAGTTTCTGCCGTCCATCCTGTGTGGGCAGGCCGTATAGCCCCAGAACAGACGTTTATTGACACAATCGATGGCGCTGATGGAGAAGTTAATTCCATGTTAACTCACAGTTCTGAAGAAAAGTACGATGAGGATACACTTCTCCTTGAGCTTGATCTTCCAAAGGGAGAGTTAATTCCCGGAAGCGGAGATGATTATCGGCAACGACAACAAGATACTTTACTGCGTAATGCGCCCGATACTTTCTTCATGGAAGTTGGTTTGGATGATTTGGATAACGCTATTAATATCAGTGGGACGGATATAAAAAGCAATATCACAAAGGATTGGAGATACCCATTTTATAAGGTTCCAATTAGAGAATTCACTGACAGGTCATTTACGCGTTCTGGGGTACAGGTTCAAGGCCGCAGGGCGTTAGATGCCTCGAAAATGAGGCTTATTACCCCGTCCAGCACCAATTACCCAGAGCACACACCAACGATGAAGGACATTCTTCTCGTTGCTATAAATAAATACTTGGGTGATGTTGGGTCACCGTCTTATCCAAATCTGACAGATGAGGAGATGTATGAAGCGTCTCAGCTTGAATCTCTCAGGATTAAACTTGGGTATATGGATCTTTGGCCTAAAGAGCTTGAGGAGCAGTTTAAGGCTGGGCAGATACGGATATTCCCAGTAAATAGTGTTTGGGGTGTCGATGCTGTTATTTCCCCGGAATCGAGAGCCGAGGGTGTTGGAGGCCAAAAGCATCCCGGCATATCTGCAACAGACTACGATCTTTTCGAAGAAGACACGGGAAGGTATATACAACAGTTTCCAGAATGGGAGATGAGACGGCTCGTAGGTGACAACCGGGCTGACCCCAACGCTTGGAGAGTAATTCCTTGGGGTGTTGGAGACTACAAAGAGGCAATGGATGTGCTTCAAATGTACGAAAGCGATCTCGGTCTGTCGAGTACAGAATTCCTTGATATGATAAACAGGCGAGGGTTTTTCGCAAGCACCGAGAACAGGTTAGCCGAACAGGAAGGGAAATCCCAACTTGCAAGGATATTGGAAGATGTGAAAAAGGACTTGATGGCTGGGCGCACTCAGGAAGATCCAAACTCCCCACTTTCGATGCACTTTTTAGGAATACTCGAGACAATAGCGGCGGACGGTCTTAAGCGAAGATTATCTACCGCTTTTCCGTACGGTCAAAATACTGAGTATGTATACGGGCTGGCAGAAGATACGTTGTTTGATGAGTATACTGGAGATGTCCCGTGGGCTGAAGCTGCTCAAGATCTGTATGGCACCCCTGATAGGTTTGCCCAATCAGTGCGTAATACTGGTAATTGGTCGTGGGGTTATTATGGCCCGGCAGGTCCGGGGGAGGATTATTCATCATTCGACTACGATAACCCTGTCGTTTCTCATACTGGTATAGGAAATTTAGGCTATGCGAGAAACATGGCTGAAGAGTACCTCAGAGATAGATTTGCACAAACAACCCCTCCTGTTAGGGGTGAATTTCCAGTCACGTGGCCTGCTTACGCAACACGAAGTGGTTCTTGGTCTGCACAACTTACAGATGGAACTGAGATAGAGAGAGAGCTTGTATTTACAGTAGGGCGCGAAGGGGAGCATGGTGGAGGCTTATCCGACACAGGAGAAGTGGACCCTGTAGCTGGTTTTGCTCAAGACTTCGGAGATATTCTACCTGTATCTGAGAAGGATATGCCTTGGTGGAGAAAGAGGGTTGAGGGTACAGAAGGGTTATTGCCTACCGTGTCTCACATGGGTCACTGGGGCGATGTCATGCTTAGTGGGCAAGAGGTCAGGACTATACCCTTTCATGGAAAATATAGCTCAACAGGGTCTATGCTTACAACAGAGGCTCAATTCGATATTCCGGGAATGACTATATCTGGAGAAGATAACCAGACTCTACTTCTTCCAGAAAGCGGTCCTTACAGTAATTTAACGTGGATTGAACCCGGTCAGAAGATTAGAGAGCTGTTTATAGGTGAGAGTCAGGCGGACATTCAGCAGTTTGGCACTCCTTATGGATATGGTGCGCCATATGGCGTGGATATTCAAAGAGAATGGCAGCAAAGGACGACTACGAGCGATCCTGCGGATCTTGAAGCTTTGCAAAGAGGTGAGGGTGGGATGCTGGACGTTCCACCACTCGGCACTCGAGAGAGGGAGCTGCATGAGACCTTTCTAAGAGGAAGGGAAATATCTAAGGCTGGTGGCGGAAAGTTAGATGTAAAGCCGTATAAATACACCCGTCCCTCGATTGAGGAATTTCGCAGGGGTGCTCCTATAGTACCAATGACGCAGATGACATCATGGGGAACGAGGAATCTTTTAGAGGGGATTCGTTTCGCCCTAGAGAACAACTACGACTATATTGTGTGGCCAACCGGAGAAGAGATGGCCCGGAAGTGGGAGGGAACTGGCGAGCATGGTACAGCAGAAACTTTTAAACGACTGTACAATGGAGTAATGGAGAAAAATACGGTTCGTAACCTATTGGGGATAAAAATAAAGAAGTATCCCCACCCGAACAGAAATAACAAGGAAATGTGGTTCCTCCCAGTGGGAGACCCGGAAATTAAAGCGAAGCTTTTGAAATTCTTTGAGGAGGAGTGGATGCCAACATTTTCCCAGATAAAACAACAGAGACAACCAGAGTATGCCTAAAGTAACAGAAGAAGAACTTGTAGGACGAATACAGTCTGAGATTACTGACTCTCTAGGCTATGGAGACGAGCTATCTAAGCAACGCGAGACAGCTATGGAGTACTACTATGGGCTCCCCTTTGGTAATGAAGTTGATGGCAGATCTCAGTTTGTGGATTCCACAGTTCAGGATACGATAGAATGGATTAAACCCTCTCTAATGAGAGTATTTGCCTCTGGCGATGACATGGTTAAGTTTAACCCTGTCGGACCAGAAGATGTTGAGATGGCAAAACAAGCCACAGATTATGTAAACTATGTATTCACCAAGTTAAACAACGGCTGGGAGATACTTTATAATTGGTTTACAGACGCACTCCTGGGCAAGAACGGAATCGTCAAAGTATGGTGGAATGAGGAAGAGGTATGGAACCGCGAGGAGTATAAAGGGCTTACCGAGATAGAACTGGATGCCCTGATAAACGAAGAGGACGTTGAGGTTATTGCTCATTCTCCTTACATCTCATCCGACGCTGACGAGATGACTGGGGAATATACCAGCACAACCTACCATGATGTCGTAATAAAACGACTTAATTCAAAAGGTTCGATTAGGGTTGAGAATGTCCCCCCTTCTGAGTTCCTGATTAACCGGGAAGCCAAAACCATACAGGACGCTCGTTTTGTCTGTCATAGGGTGAGGAAGACGCTCTCAGAACTGAGGGAAATGGGCTATGACCCAGACCCAGATGAATTAGGTTCTGGTGAAGATGTTTTATACAATGCTGAGCGACAGGCTAGATATGCCTTTGACCTTTCCTCTAACGCCGATGTAGGTGGTAACTGGGGGGTTGGTGGAACAGAGGAGTCTCTGCGAGAATACTGGCTGCACGAGAACTACGTAAAAACGGATTATGATGGGGATGGTATAGCCGAACTCAGGAAGGTTTGTACAATCGGGAGTACGGTTTTAGCCAACGACCCAATAGATTCAATCCCGTTTGTATCTATCTGCCCAATAAGAATACCCCACAAATTCTTTGGTTTATCGGTAGCTGATCAGGTTGAATCGCTCCAGCTCATCAAGAGTACGCTGATGCGTAACCTGATGGACAATATGTACAACCAGAACTTTGGTCGCTATGCCGTCCTAGAAGGGCAGGCGAACTTAGACGACCTATTGACACAAAGGCCGGGAGGGGTAGTTAGAGTCAAATCCCCCAATGCAGTCACCCCTTTGGCTACTCCCTCCCTTGAGCCTTATTCTTTCCAGATGCTTGAGTATTTGGACGGTGTAAGGGAAAGCAGGTCTGGCGTATCCAAGAACACGCAGGGATTGAATGACAACGCCCTGACGTCGCACACAACGGCCACAGCCGTCGCGCAGGTGATGACTGCGGCGCAGGCTAGGGTTGAGCTGATAGCTCGCAACTTCGCGGAAACCGGAGTCAAGGAGCTTATGTCTACTATCTATGAGCTTCTCCAGAAAAACCAAGATACAGACACAGTTATCGGCATTAGGGGCACGTGGATACCCATTAACCCCTCTGCGTGGCGCGATAAATACGATTGTACGGTCGCTGTGGGCCTCGGACACGGCAATAGGGACCAGCAGTTAATGCACCTGTCGCAACTCATACAGTTCGCAACACAGGCCCTTACTGGGGGGCTTGGTATTGTAAATGAGCAGAACTTGTACAACATAGGGGCGCAGGTTATCAAGAATATGGGTTTTGTCAACGTACAGGACTTTTTAACCGACCCATCACAACAGCAGCAGGAGCCTGACGCTGGTGAACAGGCAATGGCACTTGAGTCTCAGATCAAGCAGAAAGAGGTTGAGATAAAGATGGGAGAACTTCAGATAAAGGCCCAGAAACTACAGTTAGAGCAAGCCGCTCTACAGGTAGAAACGCAGCTCAAGGTGGCAGAGCTTAAACTCGAGGCCGAACAGAAAAGGCCAGTGGCTATAGGAGCAACATAATGGCAGTTACGAAAGTAGCGAATGGTTATCAAGCGACTTACGGAGGTAAGACGCGACTGTTTAGAACCAAAAAAGCAGCGGATGATTGGGCTAAGACATTTAACGTAGCCTCTAGGAAGGGGAAACCGAGACCTAAAAAGGGTGGCGGAAGGCGTCGTTACACTGTATGACGGACGAAAGAAGAGAGGAGAACGCTAAACGCCTCCTCAATGATAATCTTTTTAACGAGGCATTTGACACACTAAGAACAGATTTAATGGAGCGCTGGAACAACAGCGGTTCGAATGAATCCGAGGCCAGAGAGTCAATCTGGCTGGCGATAAGACTGCTCGAAAAGGTACGTGGTCATGTGGAATCCATAGTTGAAACTGGACGCATGAACAAGATACTGGACAAGCAACACCCGTATATCTAAGAGGATTTTATTATGGCGGATACGCAAGAAGCCCCGCAAGCAGTAAATGTAAGTGAAGCGCCAGATGGTAGTGTAATAGAGGCGCAAGAAGCTCTTTTGAAGATGATGGAACCTGAAAAGGAAACTCCAGAAACTGAAGAAGAACAACCTACGGAAGAGGAAGAGTCCACTGAGGAAACTCAAGACGAATCATTGGAAGAGGAGTCTGAAGAAGACGACGAGGAAGGGTCTGAGAACCGTGAAGAAGAGGGAGAGGAACTTATATATGCCGTCAATGTTGGCGGCGAAGAACATGAAGTTACCCTTGACGAGCTTATGAAGGGTTATTCAAGACAATCAGACTATACCAAAAAAACGCAAGAAATTTCTGAACAACGGAAGGAGATGGAGGGTTACCGTAGCAAGGTAGCATCTGAAATCAATCAGATTCAGGAAGAAAGAGCGCAGTACGTGAATGCTATCAATCATTATGTTGATGGCATGACTAACTCTATGCAGCAGTTCAATTCGATTAATTGGGATGAACTCCGACAGCTCGATCCTATTGAGTACATGACCAAGAAGGAAGAGCAGCGGGATTTTATGGACAAAATCGAAACTGCGAAAAAAACACAGGCCGAAGCTATGGCAAAGGCCGAGCAGGAGCACAAAATTCAATTCGCCGAGACTGTTCGTGAGGAACAGGGGAAGCTTATTGAGAAACTCCCTGCATGGGGAAATCCAGAACAAAAGCAGAAAATAGCCTCAGAAATGAGGGACTATGCTGTAAAAAATGACTTCTCTAACGAGGAGCTGGATATGCTTAACGACCACAGGGCATTCGTTGTCCTGTATAAGGCTATGGAGTACGACAAACAAAAACAGGCCAATCCAAGGGCCAAGAAGGTCAGAAACAAGCCGAGGGTTGTAAGATCTGGTGCCCCACAATCAAAACAGAGTAAAAATAAGTCTTCACGTACGAAATCAATGAAGCGTCTCCAAGAAACAGGCCACGTCGATGATGCGGCTGCTTTATTGGAAGACATGTTTAATTCCTAACAGGAGAAAAATAAAATGGCAATCGCTACAAATACGTCACTAACTTATAGTTCAGTGGCGATTCGTGAAGACTTGTCTGACGTGATATATAATATTGCTCCAATGGATACTCCTTTCCTATCTGGTTGCGCCAAAATGAGTGCTGAAAACACAAAATTTGAGTGGCAGGTAGATTCGATAACAGCAGGTTCTGCCAATCGTCAATTAGAAGGCGATGACTCACCTGATGCTACGGCAAGGAGTCTCCCAACGCGACTCGATAATTATACACAGATAAGTCGTTACATTGCTCAAACCTCAGGAACCGACGATGCAGTCGATTATGCGGGTCATGGCAAACACCAAGCCTACCAGTTAGCTAAACTCGGCAAACGTATGAAGAGAGACATGGAAGTCATGCTCACTCAGAATATCGTAAAAGCCGCTGGTGATGCTACAAATGGTAGAGCAACCGCAGGTATTCCTGCATGGTTAAACACTGCCCACGTTGCAGGTGGTTCCGGTGGTAGTGCAACTGCCGGTAGCCTCGGTACTACGGCAATGGTCAATAATACATCGACCGCTGCCTGTAGTGAAGCCAACATCAAAGCAACCATTAAGGAATGCTATGATGCGGGCGGTCAACCAGACATAATGTTAGTCCCGTCTGCCGTAAAGCAGACAATCTCAGGATTAGCTTCAGTAGGTTCTGGTTCGACAGCGTTTGGCATTCCGCCTCGTAACCAAGTTTCTGGTAAGGGCGGCGCTACAGCCATTGCGGCTGTGGACATTTACGTTTCCGATTTTGGGACTTTCAAAATAATCCCAGATAGGAACTTGTCCGCCGATGGGCCAAGTTCGGTTGCTGCAAACGTTTTCTTTTTAGACATGGATTATTGGGGCGTTGCATGGCTTAGGCCATTCCAGACCCAGACCCTAGCGAAGACTGGTGATTCCACTAAGCAGATGCTGCTTGGTGAGTATGGCCTTGTCTCTAAAAATGAAAAAGCAAGCGGCATTCTTGCATCGGTAAGTTAATAAGGGAGGGGGCGGGGAAACTCGCCCCCAACTTATGCAAGTTGCGATTGTAGGGTTAGCTCCCTCTACTCACGATCAAGCCCCATTTGAAGACCCTGATTGGGAGACATGGGGGCTGCCTTGGGACGAGGATATGTGGCCCTATTTAGACAGGCTGTTTGAAATCCATCCCTTAGAATTGTTGAGGCATCACGACGCGAGAAGACCTCCGGGATATGAAGACAGACTAAAGAGCTTAGATAGTCTGTTATATATGCAAAAAGCATACTCGGAAATTCCAAACGCACTGGAGTACCCGGTTAAGCGTGTGAGCAATTATCTCGGCGTGGACTATTTTAATTCGTCCATCTCGTACATCATGGCTCTAGCGATGGCCGAAGGTGCGGAAAAGATCGGTATTTGGGGGGTGGATATGGTTGATCTGGAAACAGATATTCCATCTTATCTTTCTGA